CCCAGCTTACATATTTCAGTTCCGTGTTGCCGGACTTTTTGACTTCCAGATGATCTTTGAAGTCAATAGCAAATAATTTTACGAATGGATTTTCCATGATAGCATCCTTTCTGATAAAAACCCGGCGCAACAAATGAATTGCTGCGCCGGGTTTTGTATTGCTGTACTAAACAAAGTTAGAGAAACGGGCAATTTTGTATTGCCGTACTAAACAAAATTGGAAAAACAGGCAATTTTGTATGCCAGCAGACATACAAAAATCATGCTGCATGGATAATGGTAAACCTGCGGCTGCTTACATTCTTGCTGTACCGATTGAAAATATCGGGCTGTTCTTTCTTCAAACGCTGGGAGTCTACCCGTTTACTTTCGGAGGATACCCAGGACACCTTGTAGCCCGGTGCTGTGCCATAGGCAGCATCCTGCATTTGCAGCTTGACCTGCTGCTCGATAGCCGTTTTCTCCTGTTCCATCTGCTCGATTTGGTCGGAAAGCTCCTGCCGCTTATCCAGAAGTCCATGCAAGGCACTCAGGTCAGCGGTCTTATCCCGGTTGTCTACCTCATAAAGCTGGTTAATCTGCTGGGTGTCACAATCGCAACCGTTGGGTGCAGGGGGAATCTGGGGCACAACATGGTTCGTCCAGAAAAGCTCTTCCTTATCAATAAGATCAGAAAGCACCTGTTTATCCGTCACAATTTTGTGGATCACCAGCTCTCTGCCGAAAATCAGAGCCGCCATATACCAGCAGTCGAAACCGCTGACAGCCAGATAGTGGTCAACCTGCGCCAGATAGTGAGCCGGGATTTTCCCATCAGCCCACTTGTCCGCAGAAAACGGTGAAACCGTTTTGCACTCCAGCCCTGCTTTCTGCCCAACGATCAGGCGGTCAAAGTCTGCCAGAAGCAGCGGATGTTCCTCGCTCTGGTAGATAGCGTTTGCACGGCGCACCTTAAAGCCTGTTTCTTCGGAAAACCGCTGTGCCACATACTCTTCCAGATCGCGGCCCTGACGCATGGCCTCGTTGTCGATATTTTCAATGGTATCGCTGATTTTATCGTGGTAAACCTGAAATGCCGAACGGTAGGGATTCAGGCCAAGGATAGCTCCGGCATCCGTGCCGGTAATGCCGCATTTGCGGTAACGGAGCCAATCTTCTTTGGGTAAATTCAATGTAGATACAAGTCGTTTCATGCAATGTTCAACCTCACTTTCATCTGTTCTTCTGCGATAGAGAAATCATATTCCACCAAGTCTTTGATAATCGTGGAAAACTCGTCCACCAAAGTGCGGTCATCATCCAGCCACAGGGCATACAGGAAATCCAGAATGTTCCGCTGCACCCGGAGATGGTTCCAGAAACGCTCGTCCATCTGCTTTTCGGTGTCTAGCGTAATCAAGGCACTGACAATGGTGCTTTTCATTGTGATCTCGTATGCCGTGGTGCAAGTTGGCTTTGGAAAATCGGCTTCAATGCTGTTCAGGAACTCAGAAAATTCCCGGACAGCCCGGTTGCTCACATCGTTCATACGTTCTCCTTTATGCTGCTGCCAGCACCATCTTGTAGGCTTTGTCGATCATCGGATTGCCCTCTGCGGTGCGCAGAAACAGATTTTCGTTGTAGTTGCGAGTTTTACGGATGGGGTCTGCATGGGTAGCAAAGTCCGAAACAGCGTTTACGAACCGCCAGCCGTTCTTTCCGACCCACTCCAGATCGGGTGCATTATAATAGCGGGCCTTCAAATCGTCCTGCAAGCGCAGGTTGTTCTTCCGCTGGCCATCGGTTAAGTCTTCCGTGATGGGGAAGAACTCGTTGATAAACTCCTGCACCTTGCGGTCAGACAGCTTGATGGTG